TATTACAAAAAATAGCAAAAATGGAAGGAAAAAATTACGTAACAGAAGAAGATATCCAAAAAGCATATGACGCTTTGGGAATTGAATTTGATTCTGAAGATATTGAAAAGGCTTGCGGTTCTAAAAAGAACGAATTAGAAAAAGATTTAGATACAAAGAGATCGAAGAAGAAGGAAGAAATGGAAGAGGAATTTGAGGAAGACGAGGATGAGGATGAAGAAGAGGAAGAAATGGAAGAGGAAGAAATGGAAGAGGAAATTCCTGAATTAAATAAAATTAAAAAATCTATGGGTGTAAATCGTTTTGATAGAATTGAAAAAGCAATGACGGCTTCTCATCAAATTAATGCTAAATACATAAAGGCGTTAGGGATGATGATAAAAGACGTTAGTCAGAAGTTAGAGGATATAGCTGAACGTGAAGAAGAATTGTTAGACATTGTAAAAAGTCAAGAAGATACAATTTTTTCATTAGAAGAGCGTTTAGAAGAATTTGGTTCTGGGGTTCCCGCACCTAAATCTTTATCTGCTTCCAGACCTGTTGAACGTATCTTTGCAAAAGGGTATGACGATGAATTTGGAGTAGAAAGAGAATTTGGCGGACGAAAGAACAATCAAGTAAGTATGAGTAAACAAGCAAATGTAGTAGCAGAAATTCTTGATCAAGCTACCTTTGCCAAAGGCTTTGATGACGAATTTAGTAGAGCAGTAACGCATTTTGAAGCCAGTAAAACGCTTCCTTCTAATATTATTGCTCGTATTAAAAATGAATTTGGGATAGAGATAGTAAAATAATAACTTTAAAATAGAGAAAAATGGAGAAATTATCAATTAATTTGGCTGATTACGGATATGCTGCTCAGCAAGACGGTTTTCATTTCGGCATTGGTAGTTCGGAAAACGTTGATGCTTTGAATAAAGCATTGGCAGCCGAACACCTTACAGGGAGAGATACGACGAATTTAACGAATGCTTCTGGTGCTCCTCTTAAAGTAGAATCTTTAGAGAAGACATTGAAACATATCACTTTCCGTGAAAACGATATTCGTCTTTGGAAGGATCTACCTAAGAAACCAGCTTACAATACTGTTGAAGAATATAATCAACAGACATCATATGGTGCAAATCGCGGAGGTTGGAATAGGGAAGGTGAATTACCAGAAGAGGAAGATAGTGTATTTGTACGTAGAGCTCAATTAGTGAAGTATCTTGGCGTTACCAAGAGTGTTACTCATCAAATGACGCTTGTTAACACAATGATTGGCAGTGTAATGGAACGTGCCATTAAAGACGGAACGCTTTGGATACTGCGCACATTGGATCAAGGGCTTTATTTTGGAGATGAAAAAATAATCCCCGAACAGTTTAACGGTTTTCTTGCTCAGCAACGATATAGCGACGCTTGGCCGACGTATGCTGATTATATGAATTCTGAAATGGTGGTAGATTTGAGAGGAAAAGCGTTGACCGAAGATGCAATTGAATCTGCTGCTAATTCAATTGTTGAGAATTATGGGCTTGGAACACAAATTTATGGTCCTCCTGCTGTACTTTCCAACTTTGTTAAGAATTTTTACGGCAACAAATTTATTGTTCCTAATACTGATTCTCTTTCCAATGGTATTATGGGTCAACACGTACAGGCGTTTGATTCGCAATTTGGCCGTATTGGATTGAATTATGATGTATTTTTCAAAAAGTTGCCAAGTAAGAACGCTAATTCAGAAGCTACTTCGCAGAAAGCTCCTAACATGCCTATTTGGGATTCTACTACTCCTGTAGCTGTTGTTAGTTCTGTGGCTGGAAGTAAATGGGCAAGCGCTGACGCTGGAAATGTTTATTATGGTATTGTTGCTATTAATAGATTTGGTGAATCTAAATTACAAATTTGTTCTACGGCTGCCGCTGCTGTTGCTAATGGGGCTGTTGATTTGAAATTTGCTGATGGTGGCGGTACAAATTCTGCGACAGCTTACCGCATTTATCGTACAAAAACTAATGGAGCTGCTAATGGTGAATTTTATCCTTTGTTTGAAATTTCTACCGCAGATTTGAATAGTGGTTTTGATGGAGCAAATACTGGTCTTATCAGAGATATGAACCGCTTTTTGCCCGATACAGACCAATCTATTCTGTTCCAATTTGACAATGAAGTTATTGAATTTGCCCAATTGGCTCCGCTAATGAAAATGGATTTGGCCGTTTTGTCGCCAGCGTTCCGTTTCATGATTCTTTTGTACGGAACTCCCTTTTTGTATGCTCCTAAGAAAATGGTTAGGTTTGTCAACATAGGCGTGGGTAAGTAATATCAAAAGTTTGGATTGAAGGATTGTTTAACGGAAAGGGAG